GGCGGTCACGGTCGCCGTGACCGTAACCGACCCGCTGGCCGGGTCGCCGGACCAGTCCAGGGCAATGCCAATGAACATGTAGCCGCTAGAAGCGGACCATACGGTAGCCATACGCTGACCGTCCCTTCCTGTTAGAAGCCTGCGCCAAGGAGATCACGGGCGCGCGTGCGAGAAGCCGGAGCCAACGCATCATTCACCGCGCCCCTGGCCGCGACGCGCATCCGCGCCATAAGCTGGCCGTCCTCGTCCACGACCACCAGCGTATCCGGCCCACCAGCCTGAGCCGCGCGGTTCTGGAGCGCGTCCCACTGACCGGACGTAAAGACCGGCTCCGGCTTGCCCGTTTTATTCAGGACCGTGGTCAGGCCAGGCTGGAGATAGCCCCCATTGTCGAACTTGTACGTGCCCGCCGTGGGGGACCCCCAGATGCCCGTCTCGCGCACGAAAGCGCCCGGCTTAGGAGCCTCCACCATCATGCCGTTACCAGACGAGATAGCGACGTGCCAGGCGGGATTGCCCCAGTATAGGAGCGTGCCGGGGACGCTGGCGTTGCCCGCGCTGGAGCCGGACTGGTAGCCCGCCGCTGTCAAGCGGGGAATCGAGCTACCCATCTGGTGGGCGGCCCAGTAGACGAGGCCGGAGCAGTCGAGGCCCGGCGGGATGGACGAGCCGCCCCACACGTAGGGCACGCCGATAGCCTTCCTGGCGGCGTTGACGATGCCCACCGCGCCCATTGTCTCGGTCTTGCCCTTCAGCCAGTTGGCGAAGCCGTCAATCCAGATGCCGGGGACGGCGCGCATGGAGTCCGAGATCATGCCCGTGCCGGGGAGGTTGGCCATCATGGCGTTGACCGGGGCCTTGATGAAGTTCGCCACCGCGCCGATGGGGTCAGCGATAATCTTCCCCATCGTGTCCGCCGCGTCCTTGATCCAGTCCCAGCCACCACGAACGGCATCCCAGATACCGCCGTTGGCGTAGGCCGCGAACTTGACCCCAGTGTCCCCACCGGGGATGTAGGAGGAGTGAGCGCGGGCGGCGGCGTTCATGCGCGCCACGGCCTCGGGACCACCCACCGCGCGCACCCACTCGGGGCGCATGATGGCCTCGCCGCCGGACAGGGCGAGCGCGCCGCCGCCATCCGGGGAGAAGAAGTGGTAGATGTCCCGGCCCGGCGTGTATCCGGGGAGGACACCACCCGAGGCGTACTCAGCAATGGGCGAGACCGCTGGGAGACGGAAAGACAGGCCGAGTTTCTCAGCCATGCTGTCCGCCGTCTTCTTGATGCCCGAGGTGTAGACCGTGTTGATGATGAAGTTGATGGGCTTGGCGACCACGGACTTAACCGAGGACCAGATGTTCGCAACGCTGTCCTTCATCGACTGGAAGGCCGACTGGATGCCACCCGTCACCGTCGAGATGATCGACTGGAGGGTGCCGCTCATCCAGGTGGCAACGTTGTTGATCGAGGTCTTGATGCCGTCCCAGATCGACGTGATGGCCGTCCAGAGAGCCTGCGCCCCGGCCTTGATGCTCTCCCACACGGTCGAGATCACGGGCAGGACGTAGGACTGGAACCATCCGGCGACCGTCTGCACCGTCGTCTGGATGCCCGTCCACACGGTCTGGATACCGTTCCACAGAAGCTCCGCGCCCGCCTTGATGCCGTCCCACACGGCGGTAATCACGGGCAGGACGTAGGACTGGAACAGATCGGCGGCGACCTGCACGCACGTCTGGATGTAATTCCAGTAGGCCTGGATGCCGTCCCACAGGAGGCCCGCCCCGGCCTTGATGCCATCCCACACGGCGACGATCACCGGGAGGACGTAGGCCGTGAAGAAGTCCGCGACCGTCTGCACCGCCGTCTGGATGCCAGCCCATGCCGCCTGCATGTACTCCCACAGCGTCGCAACGCCGGTCTTGATGCCTTCCCAGGCGGTCTGGATGTAGGGCCAGACGTAGGTCACGATGAAGTCAGCGATACCCTGGAGGACGGCCTTCCACGCCTCGATGTACAGGGCGATAGCCGTCACGACCACCCACACGGCGACCTTGATACCCTCCCACACCGACTCAAATACTGGCAGGAGGTAAGTCTTGAACCAGTCGATCACGGAGCCGACGGCGCTCTTGATGCCCGCCCACATGCCGTCAATGAAGTTCCTGAACGTCTCGCTCTTGTTGTAGGCGACGACGAAGGCCGCGACCAGCGCGCCGATAGCGACGACAATCAGACCAATCGGGTTGGCATCCATAGCGGCGTTCAGGAGCCACTGGGCGGCGGTGTACGCGCCCGTAGCCACCTTGCCAGCCACCATAGCGCCCTTCTGGGCAACCCACGCCGCCGTCGTGCGGCCCACCTGCACGCCCTGCTGGACGATACTACGCAGGAAGTCGCCCGCGTACATAGCCTTCAGGGCGACGGTCTCGGCCAGGTCTCCGGCCTTGGCGACCTTCGCCGCCGTCCACGCTGACACCTGACCCCACACCTGGGTGGTCAGCGCGACAAGGCTCATGGTGCCGGTGACCGTCTTCCAGGCGATAAAGCCACCCACGACGGCCTCCAGGATGACCTTGTTCTGCACGAGCGCGCCGAAGAAGCTACCCAGCACACCCCAGAACGGGGAAGACACAACGCCGCCCAAGAAGTTCGCCACGCCGGGGATCACCGTCGTAGACAGAAAGCCCCAAATGTCCATGACATTATCCCTGACCGATAGGATAAAGTCGATAAGGCCCGAGTCCTCCTCGACCCCGAAGAAGTTCCCGTCAAAGTTGCCGTTGACCGCGAGGTCAAAGAACGACTGCACGCCAGGGACAAGCGTCCCGGTCACCCAGTTGTACAGGTCCAGGCCGGTATCCTTAATCGTGGTCAGCGCCGTGATAACGCCCGAGTCTGACGCGAGGCCGAACAGGTTCCCGTCGTAGGAGCCAGTGGTTACCAGCGTCCAAATCGACTCCAGCGCCGGGAACAGGGACCCGTTAATCCAGCCGAAAGCGGCGGACGCGCCCTCAGCGACCACGCCCATGAAGTCCGTCAGGGCGGGCTTGATGCGGTCCACGATCTCCATACCGCCCGTGACGAGAGCCGCCTGGAGGTTGCCCCATGCGCCCTCAATCGTGCTGGTAGAAGTTGCAGCCTCCCGAGCCACGTCGGTGAAGCCCAGGTCCAGAATCGCCTGGTTGAATTCCTGGGCGGTGATCTCGCCCTTCGCCATAGCGTCACGGAAATTCCCCGTGTACGCGCCGTTTTTGAGCAGGGCCTCCTGGAGCTTGCCAGACGCGCCCGGAATCGCGTCGGCCAACTGGTTCCAGTTCTCAGTGGTCAGTTTTCCCTGACCAGCCGTCTGGGTAAGGACCATGCCCACAGACTTGAAGGTGTCCGCGTTGCCACCCGCGACCGCGTTCAGGTTGCCCGCCGCCTCGGCCAGCTGGTCGTATCCTTCCACGCCGTTGGCGGCGAGCTGGGCCGTGATGTTCTGGATGTCGGAAAGCTCGTAGACCGTGTCGTCCGCGTACTTCTTTGTACTAGCGGTCAGCTTCTCGATCTCGTCCGACGCGACACCAGCGAAGGACAGCGTGTTCTTGAACTTGTCGGTCGCGTCCGACGCGGCCAGCGCCTCGCGCGCAACGTCCGCAAAGCCCACCACGGCACCGATGGCGCCCATAGCGCCGAGGGCGAGCGCACCGGCCTTGGCCGCGCTCTTGAAAGCGCCGCCAAGGCCGGACTCGATCTTCTTCTCAGCGGGCTTGGTGTCGACGTCGCCCAGCTCCTTGCGGACGGAATCGTTCAGGCCCTTCAGGGACGGCGCGATCTGAATCCACGCCGTGCCCAGGCTAAAGCCGTTTTCCGCCACGTCAAGCTCCTAACTGTGCGCCGCGACCCACCGTCGCGCCCTGTCTTCACGTCTCTGGGCCTCCGCCTCCGCCCGCTCGAACCATCCCGGCTCAGGCGGGGCGACAGGATTGGGCACGTCGCCCTTCTTGCCACCCAGGGACGTAATGATTATACCCTCCAGACGGTGGTTAGCGGCGAAGGTCGCCGCCACCTCGTCCGTCCAGGCCGCTGCCCCGCCCATGCGTTTGCGGAGCAGCGACCCGGAGGGCAGGTTGTCGATCAGAACCTTGACACGTCGGAGCGACAGGCCTCCGGTGAAAACCTCCGTCAGGTCAAGGTTATATGTCATCTGGAAGTCGGCCTCCAGCACCTCCCAGTGGTCCTCCAGGAAGGCGGCGAGGCCGATCAGTTTCCCTGGCGCAGGGACTGGAAGACCGACTGGACAAACTCAACCACCTTGGAGTAGCGGAGCTTGCCGGACTCCTCGCGGAGGGCGGTCAGCGCGGCCTCGCGCTCGCCCTCATCCGGGATAAGCAGCTCCAGCATGGGACGGTAGTCGCCCTGCTCCATCGCCACCATCGCGTCGAAGTCGTCCACGTCGGTGGGGTCCACGTCCAGGGCAACGCCCATCACCTCGACGTGAACGGGCTGGGGCGCTCCGGTGTCGCGCTTGGACTGGGCCTCACGGCGCGCCAGCTCAGCGGCGGAAGGGGCCTTGGTGGTCTTACGGGCGGTGGTCTTGGTAGCCATGATGATCTGTTCTCCTAAAATAGGCTATCGGTTAATTTGTCTGTTCTCCAGGGGGTGTGATGCCCACCCCCCCC